AATATGATGCAGATTTAAATGTAGTAGGAACTTGCAAAACATGGGAAGAAGTTGAAGACAAATACGAAATTCTATCAAACAAAGGATATGATGTGTCTATCGACATAGACGGATCTGCTTGGGACAGCACCCAACTAAACCATATGAAATATCCGATTTTCCTTATATACGAATACTTAGTCAAGCAATCAATGATCCACCATGTAGAACCAGAACTTTTCTTAGCCATTTCAACAGCAAAATCGCGTAAATTATCAGCTAAAGCATATATAAACGGAAGAGAATACATAATTTTTAGTGCAATTGTGGATGCTACAATGTTTTCAGGCTCGATGGATACCACTTTCAGTAACACAGAGACGAACAATACAGTAGGAGAATTTGTGAAAGACTGCGCAGGTCTAAAAGAACTCGATTTAATACAAAACTGTGCTGGTGATGATTACAATGGTTTTATCAATTCCCAAGTCTATAAGACCTATGACCTTGAATACCATATCAGAGAATGTTGGACACAATTAGGGTTAGTGCCTAAACACATCATTGTAGGAGATTATTCAAATATAAATTTTTGCTCCACAGCCGTGATCCCGTATGATGACCCAAAAACTGAAACAAGGAAATTTAAAATTATTAGGCAAATTGATAGGTTAAACCCACTCAGCCATTACAGTATCAAAGCTTTACACTATTCTGCTGCACAAATGAAAACACACTATAGAGATTTAAAGAAGGGGTTGCAATACTGGGGCACAGGAATACCCTTGATTCAAGAGTATATAGATGCATTTCAATACTATGAAAACAAAATACCAGGAGAATATGGAAAAATACCCGACCCTCAATTAGGTAAAATGCACTTTGGACAATTGCCACCAGTACAACAACAAAAAGCAACATACGAAGAACAGATGGAAACATATAGAGTGTCTGTAAAACAACCACCAAAACAAGCAGTCATGGAATTCTTACTAACAAAATATCAATTGACACAAGATAGTCTAGTTAAAATCAGAGATAGCTTATACAAGCAAACATGTTACGACGAATTACTAAACATGAGTTAAGTCCGATGGTTTCCCAAAC